GCATGATGTTAGCTATCCAGAAGCTTACAAGGCCGTTGCTAGTAAATATGATCTAAATCTAACAGAGTAAAAGGGGATAAATTATGGCTAAGAGTATAGTTCAGTCATTTAAAGTCGCTACAACTCTATCTGCATATCGCTTTGTTGCTGTTTCAGCCCAGGGAACTGTGGCTTATCCAGCTAACAATCAGACTTTGCCAATCGGTGTAACATTAGATGATGTCAATGACACAACTGGTGGAATTCCGGTGGCAATGGTAGGTAGTATTGCTAAGCTTTATTTTAACGACACGGTTAGTGCTGCTGGGTTAGTGTCCAGCGACTCAAGTGGACGCGGAGTTCCATTTACACTAGCTAATACAACAACTGCATTAACCTTGGCTTCGGCTTATGGTGGGATTTTAGAAGGAGCTGCTGTGGCTGCTACCGGAACAATCGCCAACATCGTTGTAATGCCTGGTTTTGATCGCGAATAATAGGGGAGGTCAATAATGCCATTAAAGAGTCAATTACATGTTGATAAGCTCCTAAGCAATATTTCTGTTAAATACAAAAATAGTGCCTACATTGCTGATCAAGTGTTTCCAACCGTAAATGTTAAGAAAGATTCTGACTTGTACAGAGTCTATGATCGTAACTTCCGATTGCCGGAGTCTATCAGATCACCAAAAGGTGAGGCTAGAGAACATGGTTTTGATGTTTCAACAGCCAGCTATCGTTTGACCCAACACTCTCTTAAAGACCATGTGTCTGACAGAGATGCTGAGAACTACGATATTGCTGACCTTCGATCTGATACTGTTGAGGAATTGACAGATAAAATCATGCTTCGCATGGAGAACAGTGTTGCAAGTCTTATGACTTCTACCAGCTGGTCTCAAAATGTAAGCTTGACTGCCGCTCAACAGTGGTCATTGGATACAACTACTTCCAACCCAATTCCATTAATGGATACTGCTGCTACATCAATTCTTGAAGCAAGTGGTCAAGTTGCTAACTATGCTGTGATTCCTCACAAATCATTGTTGGCTGCCAAAAACCACAGCTCAATCATTGATAGAATCAAGTACACATCTGCTGACATCAGCGCTAGCATGATCGCCGGTCTTTTTGACATCGATCAATTGTTGGTGCCTAAAGCAGTTATTGATTCAAGCGCAGAGGGTGTTGCAGCAAGCATCGCACCTATCTTTGGTGACAATGTATTTGTCGGCTACAAGCCTGCATCCGCTGGACCTCTAAAACCTTCGGCTGGGTACATTTTCAAAAATGCCCTTCCAATGGTTAAGCGCTGGAGAGTTGAGGAGCGTCAATCAGAGGCTATCGAAGTGAATGTTCACTACGATGCTAAGGTTGTTGCATCGCTTTCAGGGTACTTGATTAAAGATACTCTTGCGTAAAAACTATTCGCCAAATACCATATGGGCAGGATCGAAAGGTCCTGTCCATTTTTTTTATAAGGAGTATGTAATGGAAAAAAAGCGTAGAGGCAGACCTAGAAAAGTTGATCAGGCCGTGAATATGGCTGAAGATGCCAAGATTGATTTCGAAAAAGATGTAAAAGAAGAAGACAAAGCCGAGTGGCTTAAGCGTCGGGCCAAAGAAGATCGTGAATTTAAGAAGGCTAATAAAAAGGTTGATGAGTGGTATGTTCTTAAGGGCAATAAATTAGTTCATAAGATTCGCAAGGCTTCTGGTGGAGTCTATGCTAAATACATCTGCAATATTAAGAAACATCCTGGTATGCTAGAAGAAGTAAAGGCAAAAGGACTGCTTAAAGATTAGGATGTGAGATGGGTTTGTTCTGCACAACAACAAGTCTAGAAACGCTTTGGGTTGGCGGCTCGTTTGCCAACCTAACAGCATTGGCCAGTGATCTAATTGGTCAGGCCGAAGATGAAATCAGAAAAAAAATGTCCAAGCGCTATGATGTGAGCACTGATGATTGGCAGACTACTACTGGCACAGTGCCTCCAATGGTCACAACTTGGTGTGAGTGGCTATCACTGGGCTATTTGTACGAGGCATCGGCCAGGGGCGGTAATGATACTTATAAAAGGGCAGATCGGTATATTGATAAGGCCCGAGATAACATGAAAGAGGTCATGGAATACGAGGCCAATCTTGTTGGCGCTGATGGTTCCGAGCTGACTGAATCTGACAGTAATTTGATCCTTAAGAGCAATACGAATGATTATCATGACACCTTTGCAGAGGACAATCCTCTTAATTGGGAAGTTGATCAAGATAAGATCGATGATATTGCTGATGAGAGAGATTAATGGCGAATGTTGAGGTTGTTTTTAAATCTAAGAAAGTCGATGCCTTCTTAAAAAAGGTCTCTGACAAAACAGATGATGCCTTAGATCTAAAAAGAGCTTTTGCAGCTGGGATTATTTCTCCAATCATTAAAGATATAACTAGACACTTTGAGCAAGAGCGCGGACCCAAAGGGCCATGGAAAAAGTGGTCCACATCGTATTCAGATCAAATGACAAAAAAGGGTAAGGGTGGGAATAAGATCCTACAAGACACGGGCCGACTAAAGCGAGGCGTTAAGCCCATTAATTGGCGCAGAGATCCGAAGGGTCTTTTGATATTTAATCCTGAAAAGACAAAATCTGGCTTTCCCTATGCTGCGGCTCATGATGAGGGTGGTTCTAAATTGCCTCAAAGACGTTTTATGTGGATTTCAAAAAAAGCCTTTAATCAAGTGGCTCAAACAACATCGCGCTTTATTTTGGCGGGGGTGATTAGATAATGGCTATTAAATTTGCATGGAGATCAGATACAACGACAGCTGATGCTAGATACGCCAAAGGCATTAAAGACGCGTACAAGGCTTATTCATCCGTGGCGACTACAGTGTCTTTATCTGCTGACACAGCAGCCATTGGTGGTCAGGCTTGGCACTTATCTGCTGTCACTGATTCTCTTGGGTTTGATGCTGGATTAAATTTCACAGAGGGCAAGGCATTTACTATGCTGTGTCGTGTGAACCCTCGATATAGTGGCACACCGGCCTTTGCTAGGAATATTTGGGGCTATAACTCATCAACGCTATTTAATCGCTTTTATGCTTATCATGACACAACTGGTGATATTAAGATTAGGCATGTCACTCGTACTAATAACATCACTAATGCTACCGCCGGTGCATGGAATCCTACCACAACTGCTTATTATGACATTGTTGTATCTTGGGATGGAACTACAACAAGTAATTTAGAGGTTTTTGTTGATGGTGTTACGTTGGGGGCCTTATCTCCAAATTATGGCATGACCGCTGGGGTATATGCTGCCATTGGATCTTATGCTTTGGGATCAGGATCTAACTGGGCCAACTCTGGCTATAATTTTAATGAATTTGTTGTCTGGGATGAGGTCATTGATGTTACAAACGTGACCTTGGTGGATGCCTCAACTACGGCAACATCTACAGGACAAACATTAAATGGAGCATCTAGAACTGGCTGGGTTGATGTTGAATCAAGAGATTGGCAATCAAATACCGATCCTGGTGTTGCTAATGTTTTGAGTGGAACTGGGTATACTATTCAGGGCCTAAGTTATACTGGAAGTTATGATATACCAACTTATACCGATCCTGGTGTTGCTAATGTTGTTTCTGGTACGAGTTACATTTTCAACGATGCGACTCTTACTGGTACTTACGCCGTTGCGGCTTATACTGATCCAGGGATTGCCAATGTAAGGCTTAATACAGAGTATATATTTAATGATTCAACACTGACTGGAACACTCAATGTACCAGCTGCGGCAAGTGGAACAGCCGGAACTGTTGATATTAATCAGCTAAAAGAGCAGATCAGATATGTTTTAGCAGAGGCCAACACAACAACAGGCAGTCCTATTGATCTTTCGAATAATATGACTAGAAGAGTTCAGCATATAGCTAAGGTAAATCCAGAGAAGATTCATGACTTCACCGCAAATATCGTACCAGCCGTCACTGTCTACACTGAAAGAAAAGACATTGAGCAAAAGACCATCGCTGTAAATCAGGTCAGTGGAAAGCGTGAGGCCAAGATGAATTTCAACATTGTTGGCATGGTATGGGTTCCATATACGACTGACTTTAGAGAAGATCCGGCAGATGAGGATATAGAAGTCTTAATGGAAAATGTCGAGCGCGTATTAAGGTCATTTGCTGATTTAAGTGGCAATGCTAAATGGCAATTTCCTACAGGAGTTCAGTATCATTCGGTTGCATGGGATGAGGAAAATCATTATCGTGTTGGAATGATGGATTTAGAAGCAACTGTATTTTATTAAGGAGGGTTCAGAATGAACGCCGATGCCATATTAAAACAATCTAAGAATGCCTATAGACAATGGAAAGAACTTTGGAGAAAACATGCTAAAATGCATGGCAAATTCACGCAAAAGTCTTTAGAGGATTATGTCAATTCAGGAGTGGGTAAGGCACTATTATTAGTGGCCAATGGGTATTCGTTTGAGGAAAACATAGAAACCATTAAGAAGTATAGAGATCAAGTTGAGATCATGGCCTGTGATAAGACTCTTGGCCATTTAATAGACAACGGAATAAAGCCTGATTTTTGTCTCGTTTGTGATGCCATGGT